GAGAATAACCCTACTGGTTCTGCTAATCCAATCAATACATAACTTGAAAAAGCTGCACCACCTGTTAATACATAAGGTCTATTTTCCCCAAACACATAAGTCTTATCCCCTGTAGAATAAATTCCTGTTATACTATCTTCATTAGCTATTTGTTGCTGTTGTAAAGCATCCCACGTATCACTCATTCCATCATCTACACCAAAATATATTCCACTACACCTCAATAAATTTGGGTGGTCTTTATCTGTTACCCACAACCTATTTTGATGTGGTTTAAGAATCCCCCCTTGTGGCATTGAGGTTTTAGCATCATCATGTGAAATTACACCTGCTGTTATTTTATTGGGATCATCAATAGTATAGGTTACATAAAATTTATCTCCGTTATCTATTTGTGCAGAAAAAGCCACACTTATAGTAAAAGTATCTGTTCCTTGATCCCAATCTGATACTTCTCTTATTTCTCCTTCACAAGTGCCTGATGTCATCACCATTACACTTCCATTCCAATAATCATCATCTTTATCAAATTGTGCCTCATCACAAACTACAGTAGTTCCCCCTGCATTTCCATTTGCACTTGCAGTTCCTTCAACTGCATCTCCTCCGTTCCAACACCAACAATCCTCACTTCCATTCCCACTAAATAAATAGTTCATATATGTAGTAAAACTAACATGACAAGTTGAGCTCAACCCTGTTTTTAATAAATACCAATCTTTACTATTCTTTGAATAAGCTACCATTCCTTTTGGAATGCTCGACCAAATCAATACTTCTGTTCCATCCCACTTCCTATATGTATAAAGATTATCAGTTACACCTGTTATAGTATATAAATCACCAGGAGGAGAGGCTGAATACTTGGTTATTGTAAATGTCCCTGCATCATTCCTACAAGACCATAAAACAGTAGCATCATATCCTACTCCCTTTATGAAATCCCCAGTTCCTTCATCATGCTCTATCCCAGTATCAAAAGAATTATATAAATCCATATCATAATTTGCTGCATCGGGTTTTAATTTATCTATAAAATCTTTTAGAACACCATTAATGGTTTTACGAATAGCACAGTATAGATAAGTAACCCCATCACTTGATAAACCCCTCTCAAAATAATTTGCATCAACATCATACTTAGTATAAGTTATTATACCCACATCATGTTTTAAAATTTTATAGTCATAAGATTCTTGTTGAGTATCCCAATTTTTTATGAAACTATACAGGGTTGTTCCAAGATTTGAAATATCTCCCAATTCCACAGGATCTAAATAATCTGTTCTATCTGGCACTACATCTCCACTAACATAATACACAACATAATCCCAATAATGTTCAGAAGAATGTCCATCAGTATCATTACCATCCCCAAAAAAAATCTGTTTTATTCCCCAGGGAACTATAAGAGTACCAGTTATTCTTAAAACACCATCTACATATACCTTAATGGCTGTTCCTTTTCCAGTAATTCTATAAACATGATAATCATTTGTTGTGTCCATAATATAATCTTCACCACTAAACATTAATGCTATTTGATTATTTTTTATGTAAAGAAGTTCATACCAAGTACCATCACCAACTGATACTGAACAATCTTGATCATCTTGAGAATTAACCACCTTTAACTTAAATTCAACTGTCCATCCATTAGTATTATCCAGAGTAGCATCTTGATAATTATACAGAAGAAAGCCACTTACTTGAGTAACTATATGCAATTTTCCATTAACTATTTCTTCTGTAGCACTACCTATTTGTTTAGCCCAAGCAGGGGTAGCATCTTGTGGCAACTCATTAGCTTTATACACTACATCCCACTTACCAGCATCTTTGTTCCCCAAATCATATTCAACATCTATATCACTTATATCAGCTTTATATTTCTGTATATACTGCTGTCCTGTTGCATCCTTATACCCACTCACATAAATCCTACTGTTCATATAAGTTATTCCAACTGCAACATCTATATTCCCACTTGCACCTAAACCATAATCAGTATCTACAGTTAAATTTACGTTATGTTTTCTTATTTTATATGTTCCTGCATCATCAATTATACTGTACCATCTCGAATTATCACTATTCCAACATATAGCTCCTGATTTATCACAACCAACAGTATAATCTGTATCCACAACAGGAGTCTGCTCAGTTGTTTCCCCCTCATAATCATCCTTTAAAGTTATCTGTGTATTACTATCAACACTTTCAATTATATATCCTTCTTTTAAATAATTTAAATTCACAAAAGACAAGTTTGCTTGCACATTAGCAGCCCATAATGTTCCTACCCCTGTTACCACTTTACTACCTTTAGTACAAATAACTGTACCAGTATTATAAGCATCTATATCAGCAGTTGAATTTAAAACATAGCCTTTCCAAGTTTTTAATACACCCTCATCAACTTGAAAATTTTTGATATTAGGTGAATATTCTGGATTCGCCACATTTCCATGTATTAAATCCATTAATCCCTTCAAAGGCAATATTATATCAACCCATTTCTTTCTCACTATTAAACCTCCAATTTAAACCTCTGAAACATATGTTCTTCGTTTATGACTAAAATGCACATCACCCTCTTCAACCCCTTGATGAATCCTTATCTTTGCTTTTGCTTTCAAAATTTCATATTCTTGCAAATATTTTGTTGCTAAATCATAATCCCCAATTTCATCAAAAAAGTCTGCTACTAAACCCTTTATTAAATACTTCTGACAAAACTTTAAATAACTATACCCATTAAAAGGTGTTGTCTGACTTGTTGACATATCCGTTGCTTCTTTAATTCCAAAAATAACCATATCATAAATAGCATCACAATCTCTTTCAAAATAAATCTTTCCATCACTAAAATAAAAATAATCTGGTGCTCCTGAAGTAAGCTCTACCCAATCAGGATCTATATATGCCAATGCTTTCGGATTCTTATAAACAAGTAACCTGCCATCTAAATATACTATGGTTGGTCTTATCATCCCACTTGGTAAACTCACATATCTTTTATCTTTTACTGTTTTAATATCTCTATCTTCTGTCATTATTGCTTCTGTCTCTTCCACAAAATCTAATTGAATATCATTTAAAACAGATAACCATTCAGCATCTGTCCATACCCCAGTCTCCTCTTCTTCTGGTTGACGGCATTTTCTCTTTGCTCTTTTGATTATATCCGTATACGTCATTATTTACCCTCCACTTTAATAAAGCGGAGAGGGGGACAAGCCCCCTCCCCTTAAAATCTCAATTATGCCGTAGGCACATGAGTTATTCCAACAACGTTAAGAGCATTCAACATAGTTGGTGCATGAGCAACAGAAACGCCTAGCATTCCTTTCATCTCATGTGGGTCAGTAGAACCCTTTAATGGTGCTTGAAGTGTTAATTTAGGTTTGTTACCTCTATTAATCTTCAATTCACCAAAAGCTCCCTTACCCATAATAAGAAGTGTTCTCACACTACCAGCAACATTTTCAGCATATAAAGCAGCATCTGCACGATAAACTTTATTGGCAAAAAGCCATCTAACTCCGTAGGCTATACCTACTTCATTGCTAAATAAAACTTTTATACCTTTTTCAGTGTACTGTGCAGTGGTAACTAAAGCCCCTATAAAATCATACTTTGCATAAGGGTCTAATATACCTACATAATTACCACCATCATACTTTGGTGCTCTATTATTCTCTAATGCTCTAACAGCTTTTCTAATTGCATCACCAGTAATTTTATTACCAGTTGTTAAACCAGTTGTAACACAAATGTGGAAACAATCTCCACCAGCAGCGGTTGACAGTGCAGGAGCAGAAGTATGAGTTATAACACTATTCACATCAACAAAATCAGAGATTATCCCTGACCATCCAATATTTGGACCAGATGTATAGGTTATAATTCCACCATTCCAAAAATCATCTGCTTCTAACAAACTGGCAGCTCTTACAACTGTTTTACTTGTTGCATGTGCAGTAGTTACACTATCTTTCTCATAGGTAGCATCCCCATCTGCTCTCATTAAATAACAATACTGTGAAACTAACTTGGTCAATTCATAATCTAACTCTTCTTTATACCAATTACCATAACTCTCCATTGCAGCACTCACATAAGAAGTGCATTACTAATGTAGGAGCAATAATCTTTAGTATCTTTCTTGACCATTTAATCTTTTCTAGCTTGGATAAACCATTTGTATCTATCGCACTAACATATGCGGTTGGACTTCCGTAAGCCATTTTAAAATCCTCCTTTTTAAGATTCAATCAACAGCTTGTTCACAAAGTTATCCCTAAAAAGGGGCTTTATTATTAAGAATGGCTTAGTAGTTATCCTTTCGGGCTATTTATTCCTTTCTTTTTCTAACAAAGCTATTAATCACAAACTAACTATAAAAATAAATTAAACATAAAAACCAAAAGTTATCCCACTCGTGGGGGCTTTTGTTTAAACCATATAAAGCCTTATTAAGGCTGCATATACTGTACTCTACTAAAAGTATTAGTATCATTTACAACTATATAGCAATAATCACCAGTTACTAATATAGGTGTATCACCATATGTAATACATTCAGAAGTTGTTGACTGCACTTCATCTATAGTCAACGCATCTGTGATACTAGCTGTAGTATAAGTGCTTATAATTTTGACATAATCTGTTCCAGAACCATCACTTGCAACCAATGTTGAATAAATAAGCACTGGGGGTGTGGCTATGGATACTGGATCTGTAGAACTACAAACCTTATACCTTGTTCCAACTCCTATCAAACTTTCTATAGGCTGCAAGTTTCTATCCATTGGTGTTATAACATTATCTAAATCACCAGCAGCTAAAGGCATAGAAAGTCCAATAACCAAAGCTAATCCAATTAACAAAGAAAGTAATCTCTTCACCATTTCTACCTCCTCTTTGATTTTTTATTTCTCTGAAGTTATCCCCTATGGGGCTTCATACTACTATAAGAAAAAGTTATCCCTCTTATGGGGCTTTTATCTGTTTCCAAGTTTATTCTCTAATTTTATTGCTTCATCAATTTCTGCATCAGTCAATTTACTTATCTCATCTTCAGACATAGTTTCAATAGACTTACTTGACAATTTTGGTTTCCCACCAAAATTCTTTTTACTGCCATCACCTGTATCCACAGTTGTCTTGGTATTCTTTGGTAAAAAACCACCCTCTAGGATAATCTCAGATACAACTGCCTTTAAAGCACCTGGCTTTTCCTGATACTTTTCTCCCATACTTTCAAATTTAGCCTCAATTCGTGGTTTAATCCTTTCAAAAAATACCTCAGCTTTTCCTTCTTCATCATTAAAAAGCCTTTTGGCAATTAATCCAATAGTGTCAATATATTCAGCTTGAACCTCATCCTTTAATGCTTTAGCTTCTCTTATCTCTTCTTTCTCCCTCAAAGGCTTTAATTCCTCTTGAAAATCCTTCTTAAACTCTTCCCTAGCAGTCTTAATAGCAAAATTAAATATGCCATTAATTGCTTGGGCTGCCTTTGTAGGATCAGATAACATTTCAGCTATCTCTGAAGAATTAGCAGCCATTCTCTCTTTAATTTCTTCCTGACTAAGTTCTTTCTTTTCACCGCTCATCAATCTCTTAGCTTCTTCTTTAACTGTTTCCTTAATCTTCTCTTCAGAAACCCCTGTCTGTGGACTCTTTTTAGCCTCTGCAAGTTCTCTTTCCAACTGTCGCATATGCTTCTCTGCCTCTACATAGCTTCTTGCAACTTGGTCATCATCTTTCCACCCTTTCCTCTTTTTAACTTCCCCCTTATCCTCTCCTTTTACCAAAACATCTAATCTATCTAAATTCTCATCCGATAGTTTATCCATCTCGGTCTCATTGTCTTTTAAAACTAACAATTCTTCATCTGTCTTTTGATCAGTGTTGTTCAGATCTTTTTCCTGAGCCTGGTCATTCTTTTCCATTTTTACTTCCTCCTTTTTATTTTTACCCCTATCTTCTATGTGCCTTCTTTACAGCTTTAGAAGGTTTTAAAACACCCATCGCAATCATATAACACCTTCTCATAGAATAAGAGGGATTATCCCTTTTTATAGCAACTGCTATTTCATGAAACTTCTTTGTATGAATCCCCTTCCCTTTAGGGGATTTCAACCCAGCTTTTTCTATAAACTTTCCTAATCTCTTTAGACATAATTAAAAATACTCCAAAGTTTCATACTGTATTTTAGCTTCTCTCTGAGTAGCACTAGTAATATAGACTTTATTTTTCTTCCAACGATTTAATAAACCATCTAATTGTTTCTTAGTAACAGTTCTTCGAATCTGATTTCCCATATTTTCTTGTTTCTTATCTAATAATTTCTTTGTTTCTTCCCACCTAGAATTTGTTTTAGGCATTTCGTTCTCCCTTTGCTAATGCAATAAAATCCTGTAAATGTTGTCTAATTAAATTTAATGTTACAAATGTAACTTCTGCCCTTCCTATAACTTTCCCTGCATTTCTACTATCTAAATCTATAAGACTTGGTTCGCTTGAAAAATAATACTCCCTTTGTGTTTCCAACTCAGTAATCAATTTATTTAAAACATATTTAGCAGCCACAGCACTATTTACTGAAGGAAGTGGTCTATAGGGAAGTAACTTCTCAACAACCTTCACTCTGGGCTTAAAAAAATTCAAAACAATCTTAAACAAACCCAAAACAGCCTTAAACAAACCCAAAACAGCTTTAATTAATTTCTTCATCTATTACTCCTGTTCCAAAGGTATTTGCCTACCTAACCTTGACCCCCCCTGCCTTTCCGCCTGCATATTTTGTCCCTTCTCAGTTTGTGGCAACTGCTGAGGAGATTTCATTCCACTACCCATAGCTCCCATCTCCTGACTCAACATAGCTTGCTGTTGTTCCATCATTATTTTTTGTTGGGTTTCTTTCAAATGCTCTTTATACAACTCAACAGATTCAACAGGACACAACTGAATCCCTGCCATATGAACAGCATAGTGAGCTATACTATCTTCTTTAGGATGTATTGTTACCCTTTGCCCCTGATTCATCAAAATATTCTCATCAGTAGGTTTCAATAAATCCTTATCATCCATTGAGTTTATATATCTTTCAGCATTTCTTATACCTGAAACTTCCATCCATTTCTTTAAGATACTAGAAACTTTCAAAGTCCCTTCTGGTAAACCCTTTGCTGTATTCAATAAATTAATCAACTGCTGTGCTAACAACATTTTATTTTGAATATGAGCACTTCCTACTGCTCTAAATATACATTTACCCCTCACCTGCCAGGGTTTAAACTCTACTATCTTTAAACCTTCTTCACCCACATATTGAGCAATCTGCTTCGCATCCACAAATTGCATTATCAAAGAAGCACATCTTTCTAATAGATTATTTACAAATTCTCTCTCCACTCTCTTCACTACATCAACTACCAATATATTTGCCTGTGTCAAAATCTGACTGGATTCCTTCGCTGTTGTCCCATATCTTGTTGGTAATCCTTGAAGAGTCCCTAAAGCCCCACTTGCTGCCCTAGTCTTTTCAACAGCAAGTTTCTCAATCACTAAATGAGATTGTGTCATATCATCAGGTTGTATTGCTTGAATACCTGGAAACTTATTTGTTGGTATAACTTTATTTGGTTCAAATACAAGATAAGTTGGTGCTATACCAGCCATTTTATCCATTAACCACATATTATTTGTTCTATATGTAGCATTATCATGTAAACGAGAATAATTATCACTCAAAACAATATGATTCTCTTTACACAAAGTAGGTATCCCTTCACCATATGCCTTATTCGCATCTTCATCAAAACTTGAAGTTACATATGGAAAATCATTATACTCATAAGGAAACTCAATAGGTCTTTGTATTACTACCTTTTTTGTTCCACTAACAAGCAATGTAGCCATACAAAGTTCTTCCATACCATCTTTATTAATGTCATAATAAAAATACATTTGCCATAACCTATATCTGCTAGATACTTTATTCCCACTATTAGTAGACTCTGAAGTAATATTTGATTTCTCTAATATTTTCTTCTCAACATCACTCTTATCCATACGGGAAGTTGTTAAACCTTTATATTCAGGTTTTATATCATACAAACCATCCTCACCCATATTTTGCTTAGATAGCTTTTGTATGTGTCTCCAACTACATTCAATCTCTTCAAAAACTTTATTCTGATTCTTCATTTCAGGTATTTCCATATCAAAATATAAGTTCCAGGGAGCAACCCTTTCTACATGAATATTATCTTTTAAAGAATCATCAATCTCTATAACCTTTTTCTTATATGTAATCCCTGAAAAAACTCCAGGATACTTTTCTTTTCTTTTAGCTACCCAAACCGTTCTTTTATGTTTTTTCCTGTTGATTCCCCAAATAACTTTTGCATAGCAATCACCATAAGTTGTTAAATCATCCATCAAAGCGTATGCTGTTTCATACATTCCATCATTATCTAAATGAACTCTCATATACTCTTTATAAGCATCTGCTGCTGGCTGTAACATATCAGGAGCTAATAAATCAAAATATTCCTCTTCCCCAAAAATAACATCTCTTAACCTGCTTGTAATTGTTTTACAACAGTTGTGTACTTCCATAGAGGATAATGTAGTTTCACTCTGATAATAATTGCCTATTCTCTTACCATGCCTCATTAAATAATCCTCTGACCATTCCAATTCCTTTCCACCCCTTCTTTGAGCTTTATAATGATCCATTGTTGCTTCAGCTAATTTAATTATTTTTTTATCTCTCTCTTCTTGTATTTCCGTTAATGCTGCTAATCTATCTTCTCTTTCATAAAAATTTGTATTAGATCCCAATCCTTCTATTAAATCACTCATCATTCCTCCTATATCTTTCTAGGTAAAGATGCTCTTCTCTTTCTTAAATACTCCTGAGTTTCCTTTTTTGAATAACAAGCACCTTTTATTTTTGCACTAACCCCAAGCCAATTTTCTAATAGCTTAGCTGAGGCTAACCATCTAAGAACCGAAATACAGTGCATAGCATCTGTCTTTTTTAAATCATCAACTGTACTTTTCTTTAACTCTTTTATAGTTTCTACACATGAAGTAAATATTATTATTCTTGGGTATTTCCGCTTTTTAAAATCCTTTTCCCCATACACCATTAGTGCGGCTACAGCATTTAAACCTGCCTCAACGCTTGTAGCACCATAAAGCGTAGGAATCCCAGCATCCATCCATTGGCTCTGTCTAGTCTCCCCTGTTTGCTCATCTCGCTTACTGCCACTCTTTGGATCTAACAATGTAAGCTGTATCTCTTCTTTACTTGTCAATCGTTTAATTTCACCAGCATTTTCAGGAATCGTTTTACCTCTTTGATAATATTCTCGGTATATAAACAAAACAGGTTTTTTTATGATAGACTCACACTTATTTACTTCAGATTTAGTAATATCACTATAATCCCCAACAAATGCCCACAAATGAACTGTTGGACACCCTATCCCCATATCCATTCCACCAAACTTTAATCTATTTCTAGGGATCTTAAATGGTTGACAAGAATGTACGCCATCTATAAACTGATCCCCAAACAATAATGATGAGCCTTCTGGAAACTCTCCTGTCTCTCTAACCTTCCTTTCAGCATCTGATAAACTACTCAACCACCTTTGAATACCATCCTCATCTAAATTTTCTCTATTATCTCTCCAATTACCCCTTATCTCCGTTATTCCAGTTGCACCTGCTTCTGGAAATCTCTTTGCTTCAGGTAATAAATCTGTTCTAATCCACGCACCAGCAGAATTACTCCAATCTGGAGTTTGCACAAAATCAAATCCCCCAAACTTTTGAGAAGCTACCCTAGTTAAATTCTCCCCGAATAAAACTTTTCTACAGGGCTCATCAAACCCAATACGCAATCTATCAACTTGAGCATGTTTTAAAACATCTTGTTCATTACTCTTAACTTCTAATAAACTTCCACTCTTAAAATAAAAAACATAACTCTCAGAATCATATTTCTCAAACTCATAAGGTGGAATAAACTTTCTACACAAAGGTTCAGCTTTTAACTTAACAGCATTAAAATCAGGTACTACTACACGCAAAGAAAGTGGTGGTTTTGGATATAACCCTAGTTTCTGTGCAGGATGTATCCCCAAACAACGAAGTATATAATCATAAAAAAGAACCTCTGTTTTGCCTAACCTATTTCCACCCCTGAGTATCCTGCCATAACACATCATAGTTACAAACTTTATTTGAACAGGATTGGGCTTCCAATAATAAATAAAATCATCTTTTAACTTTTTCTCTATTAGTTCTAAATTTTTAAGAAGCTCTGCAAATTGCACTTTCTCAAACTCTGTTATGTTATCTTCACCTTTTTTAATAATATAATTTTGGAAATATTCTATTTTATCTTTTAATAGCTGTATCTTTTCTACAGGTTTCTTTCTTAAAGGAAAATATTTTTCTGGAATTAAATCCAAATTCACTAATCCTCCTTTGATGGTCTACCAGGTATTCTCCTAATCATTCCTTCGTGTTTTACTCCCTTTTCCACAACCTCAATTATCTTTATTGATTTGGTTAATAATTCATCCACAGTTAATTTAGACTTCTTTTCTTCAACTGTAATCTCCTGTTTCGGAGGAATAATCCTTCCTAAAAGCTCTTTCCTCATATCCGCCTTAACCTTCTCAGAAACATTGGGACTTTTAAGTGATTTCTCATATCCATCTGTCAAAACTGAACCCATTCGTAATATCCAACGTTTGACTGTCTCCACAGCTTGTAAATCATCATGGTGAATAATATATGCCTTACCTAATAAAAAATCCCTGAGTAAATCCAACTTATAGGAATTAAGAGCTTTGATACTTTTCATAATCCCTTCATAGCCTTCATCAGCCAAAACCTCTTTTTTCTTGTCTAAATATTGTTCTTTGTTATACTCCTTCTTTTCAAACTTATGTAATTCCTCATATTTCTTCTGAGCTTTTTTATGTTGAGCCTGTTGTTTTCTTCGAGAATAATAGCAATATTTGCAAAATCCCCCTGCATAATGCTTCTTTCCACACCCCTTAATTTTGCAAATCCTTTTTCCACCCTCTAAATAGGTCTCATCTTCTTTTAAATACTCACCCATTATTTACCCCTCTTTTTCTTTATTATTCCCCTTACCCTCTTTCCTCTGCTTTTTCTCTTCTTCAATTCCATCTTGACCTCTAGCGTTTCATATATTGCCTGTAATACCCTGTCTATACCAAATGTAATATCTAAATCACCATGAAATTTCCTTCCGCAAAAAGGGCAACTATTTCCCTTTACTTTCATTATTAACCTCCAACTCATATTCTTTATTGCCCACAATCTCCCTAAGTGTTGATAGTGCTTTTAATACCGATTTCTCATTATCTAAACAAGGCACACAATATACATTTCCTGAAACACTCTCACAACATACTCTTGTCATTTGAACCATCTTTGACCTCCAAAGATCCAGATTTGGCAAATCTACTTCCACCCTTTATTATGTTTTTAACAGGTTCTTTTTGGGATTCTTGCTTTTCCATAGCCTCTTCCCTTATTTTTTCTATTACATCTTTATCTAAAAAATAAAGCCTATTCTTTTTGTCCCTGTATATAATGGTCTTTTTCTCACTTCCTTGAATCGGCTCTACAATAGGCAAACAAGAAGAATGTGCATATATCCTGTGTTTATCATCCCCTGTCAGTTTAATAAGCCCCTCTTTTTTAGGTTTAGTAGGATCACAGAAAGGACATATTTGAACCTTATTGCGTTTATACATTTCCTTAACACCCTTCTGCACTATCTCCTGATTTTTGGCTTCTTTATTGGTTTTTTCAATCTTTTCTTGGTCCTTTTTGCTTCTCATCTTTTTGAACAATATCATATTTTTAATAGCTAAATAATAATTATAAATAATAAAAGTACCCATTGAGAAGTAATTCAAAAATTCACAAATAGGTAGTACATACTGAAATTTTAATACATTAAAAGCCTTTAAAATATTGTTTAATTCATTGGCTAAATCATATTTTTTTAAAAATTCAATGTTGCCTTTTAATATGTCATCAGGCGAAGGCTTTTTAGGTGTTGGTTTTATGTTGTTATCTTTTGTTGAAATACCACAAGCAATAGGATTGTTCTTTTTAATAGACATTAATCCTCCTTAATTATTTGTCTGAGAGACCCTCCCTCCCCTTTGGCAATTTCTCATCTAGCTAGAACGAGACCACTGCCTACATGAATACGTCTCATGCACTCTCAGCCTATTTATGCCACTCTCTCTGATCAAGAGGATTCTGTGGCACTTTATTCAAAGATCGCCTTAGCAACCTTTATTCTCCTGGGGGTTTGCCCAAGATTTAGCCTTTTAGTATATATGTAAATTAACTTTTCTAAATACAAGTTGATTTTACGTTAAAAAATGTTAACCCTCAACTTTTTCAAATAATAACTCTGAAAGACACTATAATATAT